CATCGAGATCATGGCCGAGGCGGGGCTGCCGCTCATGGAGTGGCAGGAGTTCCTGCTCGGCGCGTGGATGGGCGTCAAGGCGAACGGCAGGTGGGCGGCGCCCACGTGCTGCAACGAGACGCCGCGACAGAACGGCAAGACGCGCGTTATGCAGGGTCGAATGATAGCCGAGCCGCTGTTCTACAACGGCTCCGTGATCTACACCTCGCAGCTGCAGAAGACGTCAACCGAGACGTTCCGCGAGACGTGCGAGCTGGTCGATACCAAGGCGCTCCGCAAGTTCTTGAAGCCGAAGGGCATCAAGACGGCGCTGGGGCGCGAGGAGATACAGTTCAAGAACGGCTGCACCATCAAGTTCCTTGCGAGGACGAGGACGGGCGGCAACGGCCAGCACGGCTCGCTGCTCATCTTCGACGAGGCGCAGTTCCTCGACACGGACGCGCAGTCGTCATTCAAGCCCGCCATCTCCGCGACCCTCGCGGCGCGCGGGCCCCAGACCATCTACAACGGCACCCCGCCGCAGCCCGGCGACTACGGGCTCATCTTCGAGCGCCTGCGCAACGACGCGCTGGACGGCAGGGCGCCGAGCACGGCGTACACCGAGTGGAGCATCGGCTACGGCGGCATCATGCCCGCCACCGCCGACCGCGACATGTGGCGGCGCGTCAACCCGTCGTACGGCATCCTCATCCAGCCCGAGACGGTCGAGAGCGAGCTGGCCGAGATGGACGCCGACAAGTTCTGCCATCAGCGTCTCGGATGGTGGACGGGGCGCACCGAGGCCAAGACGCTCATCAGCGCCGAGACGTGGGACGGCTGCTGCAGGGCAGACCCCGACCCGTGGCGGCGCATCGCGTACGGCGTGAAGTTCACCAAGGACGGTGCGTGCGTCGCGCTGTCGGTCTGCACGCTGGCGGCCGACGGCCGCGCGTACGTCGACTTCGTGCGTTCCGACATGACCACGGGCGGCATCGGCTGGCTCGTGGAGTGGCTTAGACAGCGCGCCGACGGATGCTGCGGCATCGCCATCGACGGCATGGCGGGCGCGGCCGACCTGGCCGTGCAGCTCGCATCCGAGGGCGTGCCGCGCAACTGCATCATGGTCGCGCGCACCAAGGATGCCGTCGCCGCCGCGTCCATGCTCATGAACGCGCTGGGAGACCGCACGCTCGAGCACTCCGCAGACCCGATGCTGCGCGAGAGCGCCGTCGGCTCCGTGCGCAGGCAGATAGGCGTCAACGGCGGCTACGGCTTCGGCGGCGACGTCTCAGAACGCATCGAATCGTGCGCGCTGGCCCTGTGGGCTGCGCGTACGTCCAAACGCGACCCCGAGGGGGAGGCGACCATATGGTAGTAGACCAGCCCGAGAGCGTCTGGCGAAACTTCGGCACGTACGTGGGCTGCCCCATGCCCGCGCTCGACCCCGACATGCCCGGCGACCTCGCCGACATGTTCGTGGAGCTCATGGAGGTGTGGGCGCGCCACATCATGCGCAACGTCCTGCGCGACACGTACTTCGAGGGCAGGAACAAGATCAAGGACTTCGGCATCTCCACGCCGCCCGAGCTGCTTTCGGTCGAGACGGTCGTGGACTGGCCGAGCAAGGCCGTCACGGCGCTCGCAGACCGCGTGCGCTTCGACGGCTTCACCGCAGCGGACAGCGACGTGCAGGCGCGGCTCGACGCCATGTGCCGCCGCACGTCCTTCATGCAGCGCACGCGCACTGCGGCCGTGTCCGAGGGCGTCTACGGCGTCCACTTCGCCACCGTGGGCGTGGACGCGGACGGGCGGGCGCGCATCGACTACCATCCCGCGACCGCCGCATCGGCCGTCTACGACCGCGCCAAGGGTCGCATCGCCTACGGCATGGTCGTGGACGAGTTCCGTGACGGCACGCCCGTGGAGTGCCGCGTGTTCACCGACGACGCCGTGCACACGCTGTGGAGCGACGGCTCGTACTGGCGCTGGGAGACCGTGCCCATCTCCATGGGGCGCGTCACCATGGAGGCGTTCAGCTACAGGCCGACCGAGCGCAAGCCGTTCGGCCAGTCGCGCATCTCGCGCGCCGTCATGAGCATCACGGACTCCGCCGTGCGCGTCGCGCTGGGCGGCGACGTGAGCTACCAGTTCGCGGTGAGCCCCCAGAAGTTCTTCATCGGCGCGGCCAAGAACCCGTTCGAGGAGAAGACGCGCTGGGAGGCGTACATCGGCTCGATGTTCGCGGCGGGCTACAACTCCAAGGACGGCGTGATGCCCCAGTTCGGGCAGCTCCCGCAGGCGTCCATGGAGCCGACCGTGGCGTACATGCGCAGCCTCGCCACCCGCTTCGCGGGCTCGACCAACATCCCCGTGTCGCAACTCGGCATCATCCACGACCAGCCCGCGAGCGCCGAGGCCATCTACGCGGCGAACGAACCGCTCGTGATCGAGGCGACCGACCTCATCGACGGCAACCGCGAGTCCATGAAGAACCTCGCCCGCATGTGCGTGGCCGCCGAGCTGGACGTGCCGCTGGACGACCTCACAGACGAGCAGGCCGACGTCATGGCCAACTACCGCAACCCCGCGATGCCGTCCGTGGTGTCGCAGGCGGACGCGGCCGTGAAGATCGCGGCGTCCGTGCCGGAGTTCGCGGGCACGCCCGCGTTCTGGAAGATGCTCGGCATGCCCGAGGACACGCGCCGCGAGATAGACGCGGAGATAGCCGCGAAGAACGCGCAGCGCCTGTTCGATGCCGTCGTGGACGGCACGCTGGAAGAGGGCCAGCAGGCCGTCCAGACCGAATCTGGAGGCACCATGATCGTCAACGAGGACGGCACCATCGCCGACGACAAGGGCGACCTCACGAGGCTCAACGGCTCGCAGATGAACGTGCTCATCGACCTCGTGACGCAGGCACGCGAGGGCACCATGACGCGCGACCAGGCCGAACGGCTCATGCGCGTCGGCTTCAAGCTGTCCGACGAGGACATCCGCACGCTGTTCGGGGGCGCGTAAGCCATGGCGCGCTACGAGGGGCGCTACGTCCCCGCGCGCCTGCTCGACCGCTACAGGCAGCTCGTATCGGACGTCACGCAGCGCGGCACGAACGTGCTGGCCGCGCAGGTCGCGGCGGCGGGCATGGCCGGGCAGGGCGAGTCGAGCGCCGACACGCTCAAGGCCGTCGTGCGGACAACGCTCGCCGCAGCCGACGCGGAGGTGTCCGAGGTCGACCGCCAGTACTACATCGCCGCGCGCCGGAGCGTGACGGGCGAGGAGTGGACGGCATCGCGCATCACCGACTCCACGTGGGAGGCCGAGGCGGACAGGGCGATAGACGCCATGCTCCGCGAGTACGGCGACTACGACCCGCTCACGGGCCTCTACACCGTCCGCGAGGGCGAGGAGGACAGGTTCGCGAGCGACCTGTCGCAGTTCTTCGGCCGCATGGTCAACGACCGCTCGAAGCACTACGTGGAGCGGTACGGGCAGCGCGACAGCCTGCGCCCGCGATACGCCCGCGTGCCCAGCGGCGTCGAAACATGCGCGTACTGCTACGCGCTCGCTGGGCTCGGTTTCCAGTATCGGAGCGCCGAGAGCGCACGCGCCCACGGCCATGCGAATTGCGACTGCGCGATCGTTCCCTCGTGGGGCGGCAGCGGCGCGGAGGGATACGACAGCGAGTACTACGCCGACCTGTTCCGCAGCGCCCGCGACTGGCTCAACAGCGCCGACGCCCCTGCGGAGCTGGTCGAGCGCGTCAACCGCATGGCGCGCGAGGAGCCTGGCTACACGCGCGGATGGCGCGGCGTGCTCGCGGCCATGAGGCAGCAGGGCATCGAGCGCGACGGCGAGCACGTCAAGCTGAAATAGCCTAAACCTCGACCACAGGTTGAGACTTTGCATGAAACAGGCCGCTTTATGCGGCTTTTTTCATACGCCGACGCCGCACGGCATCGGCACCCCATCACATAGGCGCCGCATGGCGCCGTCTATGCCCGCATGGGCGGATTGGAGGCTCGCATGGACGAGCAGCAGGCCGTAACGGCCGAGAACGCCGAGGAGACCGCCGCCGAGCAGCCGCAGGGCGCTCAGACGGATTGGAAGGCCGAGGCGCGCAAGTGGGAGCGTTACGCGAAGGAGAACGCATCCAAGGCCAAGGAGCTGGACGACCTCAAGGCCGCGCAGCTCACCGAGCAGGAGAGGCTGGTCAAGCGCGCGGAGGAGGCCGAGGCCAAGCTGGCCGAGGCGAACGCCGCCATCCAGCACGCGAGGGACGTCAACGATGTCGCCGCAGAGAGCGGCGTGCCCGCATCGCTCCTCGAGTTCTGCTCCGACCGAGCGGCCATGGAGTCGTTCGCCGAGCAGTTCAACGCAGCCCAGGCACCGCAGCCCGTCCATGCGGCTGCAGCCGCGCCCGCATCGCGCATCGCGCGCGAGGGCGGCGCGAAGAGGACGAACGCAGATGCGTTCGCCGACATGCTTGCTGATTTCTAAGAAAGGAAACCGACATGGCTTATTCCAACACCAAGGTCAACGTCAACCGCTCCACCACCGGCATCGCGCTCACCACCGAGCAGTCGCAGGAGGTCTGGGCCAACGCCGTCTCCGAGTCCGCCGTCATGACGCTCGGCCAGCGCATCAACCTGCCCGGCCGCGGCCTGTCCATCGACGTGATCACGGGCGACATCACCGCCGACTGGACTGCGGAGAGCACCGAGAAGCATGTCTCCGCCAACACGTTCGGAGCCAAGACCATGACCCCGTACAAGCTCGCGGCCATCATGCTGTTCTCCAACGAGTTCCGCCGCGACAAGCGCGCCCTGTACGC